TGCCGGGAGTTGAGCCGGCGGGCGCCCCTGTGGAGGATCCGACCCGCCCTACCCCCTGGGCCGCTATCAGCAGGCTCAGAACTCCTCGCTCAAGGCACCCAGCCCCGCGGTGTAGTGCTCAGAGTCACCCTTGACCTGGTTGCACAGCAGGTGGCTCGACACCACGTTACCTGGATCGTACCGCAGCTCGGGATGCCGAGCCCAGGGACGAAGATGATCCGCGCTGAACGACTGAGGATCAGGCCACTTGAGAGAGTAGTCGATTGGCTGTCCACAGTGAAAGCACGGAAGCTTCTTGGCACGCTGAGCTGCAGCTACCTGCTTCCATCGGTAGTCGCTGCCGCGTGCCATGGTACCCCCAGCAGGACTCGAACCTGCGACCTTCTCCTTAAGAGGGAGTAGCTCTACCAACTGAGCTATAGAGGTAGGTTGCTGGAGACAGCCCTCCAGCATGCTCGTGCCATGGACGACTCCCGTTACACGCTGCCCCAGATGGACTCGAACCACCATTACCCGGACCAGAACCGGGCGTCCTGCCATTAGACGACAAGGCATCACTTCTGTGGACCTGGTGAGAGTCGAACTCACGTTTCGGCAGTGATCGTTCTCAGGACCCTATCCTGAGCGATGTGCCGGCAAACCGGACAGGCCCGTTGCTGACCCCCTAGGACTCGAACCTAGAACCAACCCGCTAACAACGGGACGCGCTGCCATTGCGCCAGAGGCCATCGTAGAGGGGCTCTTTCCCCCTCCATAGTTATATACCACATCTAGGGGGGCGGAATCCCTGGTCAGGGAGCCCCTGCCGCGGAGTAGTCGGCAGGGACCCCCTGTGGCTCAGAGCTGGGTGAGGTCGGTCACGTCCAGCGCCTCGACGGCGTCGGCGTAGCCGTCCGGAATCCAGAGCTCGACCCAGCCGTCTGCGTAGTCGTCCTCGTCGTTCGAGGCGTCCTGCAGCGGCTCCACCAGAGCGGCGACCTTCTTGAGGGCCGTGGCGATCGAGGTGCCCGAGCGGACGTAGGCGACGCCGGGGAAGACGGTCGACACGCCGGGCAGGGCGAAGGGGTCACCGAGGACGATGTCGGTGTCGGCCTCCAGGAGCTCCCACACCGGGCGGGCGGTGTCGGCCACCAGCGGGCGCGGGAAGAAGAGCTTGAACGGGACGGGGCGCTTACCGTGGACGGCCTTGGGGACGGATGCGATGTGGATGGTCATGCGTTCTCCTTGATGATGAACTTGGACGAGGTCTGGAAGGTGTTGCCGGTGAGGGGGTTGATGAACTCCCGCCGGCCGCGGACTGCACGGTCCGGGAGGCGTCCCGAGTGGTTGACCTCCATCAGGACCGCGGCGACTCCGTTCACGACGTTAAGCACGTCCTGGGAGCGGAGCCAGAGCTGCTTGCCGGAGTAGGGGTTCCGGACGAGGTAGGCCGCCGTGGGTGAGGGCACCCGCTCCGGTGCGCCCGGCTTGGCCTCACCGGGGTAGAGGATGACGTCAGCTGCGAACGCGATCTTCGGCACTGTCATCCTCCTCTTCATCCGGGGATTCCTCGGGGAGGGCCACAGGGCGAGCGTCGTAGACGACCTCCTGGGCCCGGTTGGTGATGTAGCCATCGGCCTCAGCGGCGATGTACTTCAGGGAGCTGTCCAGACGGTCGTCGCCGGCGATCGGCTCTCCGTCGATGTCGCGGACAGTGAACTGGGGCTGCTTGGCCATCAGTGGTACCTCTCCTCAGGGCGAACCAGGTCGATGTGCTCCTTGGTGTCGGACAGGAGGGCTTCCAGGTCCGACCCACGGAGCTCGACCCGGGCCAGCTCTACCGTCTCCGCCGGGAAGGTGCGCTCGTCGTAGCCGACCTTCTCCTTGCGCTCAGGCGTCTTCTTGCTGATGAAGAGCGAGATGGTGTAGCCGGCGGGCCGAGTCTCCGCGGTGGCCATCAGACCGTGACGCCGGCGTCTGCGAGGATGCCGAGGGCCTGGTCGATCGCGGCGGCGTGGGCGCGGGCCACGGTGGCGACCTCGGCTGCGACGGCGGCCTGCTCGGCGAGGGCGCTCGACTGCGCCTCCTTCGTGGTGGCCTTCTCGTCCAGCTCGTCGGCCTTCGCCGTGAGGGTCTCGACCAGGGACGGCTTCAGCTTCTTGGTGGTGAGCGACATGGGTCTCTTTCGTGTGTGGGTCTTGCTGGGCGCCGAGAGCCGCTCGGCAGCGGGGTAGTACGATCTTACGGTGAGGGTCTGGGAACCTTACGTGGCCGGCTTGGCGTCCTTGTCCTCGTGGATGGCCTGCCAGACGATGCCGACCTGCCGCAGGGCGCGGGTGAGCTGCTGGATGGACTTGGCGTTGACGCGGAAGACGCGGCGCTTGCCGACGACGGTGAACTGGGCCATGGGGTGTGTTCCTTACTTGTAGTAGTGGCTGGTGTACTTCTCTACCCTGGAATAATCCGGGGAGTCCCGCAGCGTGAGCACGCGCCACCAGTGGCGGAGCGTGTCAACCAGCCGCGTCACGGGACCATCTGACGGGAGCGGCGGATGAGGTCGTCCTCGTCCTGCTGGGCACGGAGGCGTGCGGCCGCGGCGTCCACAGCGGCGCGGGACTCGGCCTGCACCTGGATGGACCGCTTGATGCGGGCCTTCCGGCTGTTCCGGATGATCGCGGTCACGATGATGATGGCCACGATGGTCACGGGGAGGACGATGCAGAGGGTCACGAAGGCCCCTGCGACGGCTGAGGCCGCGGATGCGCTGGCGAGCACCATCACAGGGCCTTGCTCGTGCCGGTCGCGATCACCAGGAAGATGGCGACCAGCCAGAAGGCGCCCCAGAAGGAGGGGGCTGCGACGAAGGCCAGGAGGAGGAAGGCCAGGAGGAGGCAGGCCGCGAAGGCGAGCCCGATGCCGATCAGGATGACGGCGATGGCCAGGATGTACTTCATGGGGGTCCTTTCAGACGGCCGGCTTGCCTGCGTCGATCGCAGGCTGCGGGTTGTAGTCGCGGATGGTGATGTGTCCCGGCTCGAGCGTGCCGTCGAGGAGACGGAGACTCGGGAAGGGGTCTACGACGATCCTAGCACGCATCTCCTCCATCGCGGCCCACTGGGTGAGCTGGATGTTGGCTGCGTCGAGCTGGTTCTCGTAGATGTGGACGTCGCCGGCCGACCAGGTGAGGCCCCGCGCCGTGACCTCGATGCCGAAGGCCAGGCGGAGCTCGCGGGCGATGAGGTGGGTGAGTACTCCGCCCTGGAACAGGTCGAAGGGCACGCCCAGCATCATGTCGGCCGAGCGCTGGTAGATGTGGAGGTCCAGGAACTCGAAGTTCGGGCCACGCCGGGAGAACTGGAAGAGCACCATGCAGGGCTCGAGCGACATGTCCTGGAGCTCAGGCACCGACCACAGGCTGATGAGGGCACGACGCGTGTCGGGCGTCTCGGCCAGGCGCTTGACCACCTGGGTCAACTGGTCGACGCCGTTCTGCACGACGGACTGTCCCCACAGGGAGCCTCCGGCGTCGCGGTACTGTGCGCCGTAGGTCGGGCCGATGTCGCCCTTCTCGTTCGCCCACAGGTCCCAGAGGTCGGCCATCGCGGGGCTCAGCCGGCGGAGGTCGCGCGTGGAGGTCGAGCCGCTGAGCATCCACATGTACTCGCGCAGGGCCATCTTCCACGGGACGGCCTTCGACGTGATGAGCGGCACGCGGCCGTCCGTCAGGTCATAGCGCAGCGGGTCGGGGCTGAAGATCGAGCGGGTCGGGATTCCCGTGCGACTGGGGCGCTTCTCCCCATAGACCCTGGTGTGGTGGAGGAGCTCCTCGAAGGTGCGCGCGCCGGCGATGAAGGTCACTTGGCGACCTCCCACGAGGTCGCGACCTCGGCGATCGTGACGCGGTCCGAGGCGAGGCGCTCCATGAGGGCCTGGTGGCGGACGACCTTGTTATCGGCCGGGCCCTTGGTGCCGGTGATGTACCAGCGACCGTTCACGAAGAGCGCGGCGAAGGTGAGCGGCTGGGGCTGGTCGGCCCAGGGCTCGTTCCGCATGAAGGCCTCCTGCTGGAGCTCACCACGGTCGGGGAACTCGGCGAAGCGGATGACGGTGAGCTCTTCGGGGCCCTTGGCCGCGTCGACGGCGTTGCGGATGGAGTCGGTGATGGTGGCCATGTCAGTCCTTCGGGATGCGGCGGGTGTAGACGACCCGGCGGGTGCCGGAGTCGAGGAGGCTGGACGACTCGGTCTTGAAGTTGTCCATGAGGGCGTCGCTCGGGGCCAGGACGGTTCCGTCATAGCGCGAGGCGAGATGGTGGGTCACGATCAGCTGGTCGTAGTAGGGCTCGAAGGCCTCGATCACGCGACGGCCGCCGATGATGGCGACGGGCCGGCCGGCGTACTCGTCCCAGTGCTGGAGGTGGTTCAGCAGGACGCCGTGCTCGGTCGTCCCCTGCGGGTTGATGGGCTGCACCGCCTGTCCGAGGCCGCGCGTCTGGTGGACGTAGTGGCCGACGCGGTGCGTGAGGATGATGATGGGGCGCTCGACCGTGGAGGACGGCCGCTTCATGCCGGCCGGGAGGAGGTCGAAGGTCTTGGACCCCATGATGAGGACGTGGTCACGCGTGTCCTCACGGAACTGCTTGAGGTCGGCATCGTTCTTGGGCCAGGGCAGGCCGCTCGGGGTGTCGGCGCCCATGATGAGCGCGCCGTCGGAGAGGCGCGAGCCCTCCGCCCAGATGGCGCGGGTGAACGGTGTCTCAATGGTCATACGTGCTTCCGATCTGGTCGTAGATGGTGGACTGGATGGGCGTGTACCACTCGACCGTGCCGCCGATCTTCTCGGCCCAGCGATCAGCGTCCTCACGCGTCTTCGGGGTGCAGAACTGCTGGCCCGATGCGGTGCGCACGAGCCAGCCAGGCGGAACGGGCTTGGGGTCAAGGACGCCTGAGTCCTTGTAGTCCTGGAAGGTCGGCTTGGCCATCAGACCTCCGTGAAGGTGCCGGGCTCGATCCAGCCCATGCGGCCGTAGCCATCGATGTCCCACTCGACGCGGAGCATGCCGGCCTCCGAGACCTCACCGGTCAGGGTGCCCTTGCGGGTCACCTCGTTGACCTGGCCACGGAAGTTCACGAGCAGGGTGGCAGTGATGCGCTTGTTCATGCTTCTATCCTAGCGCGTGGGGGAGGGACCTTGGAGCCCCTCCCCCGAGGATCAGACGAGGATCAGAGCTCGTCGTCGGTGGCCGGCGCGAGGAAGGCGGCCAGCTGCTCGTCCGTGACCTCGCGCTCGCGGTCCACGTGGTCGAGGTCGGGGTACAGCTGCTCGAGCGCGCCCTGCACGGTCATGCCCAGGACGGCGATGAAGAAGCCGGTCTGGTGCGCCGTGTCGTAGGCCGCCTCGAGGGCGACCGTGCCGATGAAGCGGACGGCCAGGGCGATGGCGTCCTCGATGGTCTCGGGCTTCGGGAGCTCGCCCGACTCGATGGCCTCGCGGATCACCTCGAGGGTGCGCGGCTCGTCGTTGAGGATGTACTCGAGTGACTGGTAGTGGGCGCGGGTGTGCTGGAGCTCCAGGCTCAGCGCCTCGGGGTCCTGCGCCGCGAGGACCTGGGTGACCATGTCGAAGGTGCGGGGACCGGGGAGCGAGCCGGCCGAGGGGCGGGGGAGCTTGGCGTCGAGGGCGGCGGTGAAGGTGGTGGTGTCGGTCACTTGCTGTTCCTGTTCATTCAGGGGATGGGATGGTGTTCAGTTGTAGGAGTTACGCTAGCGCGGTTTCCCGGGGCTAGCGCATGAAGTCGGTGGCCTCCCGCTGGGCGCGGAGCATCTCGCTCTTCGCCTGGATGGCGAGGCTGCTCGTGGCGCCGAACAGGACGGCGGCCGAGTTGGAGAGGGCGCGAGTCTTGCGGACCGTCTTGGCGAGTTCGATCGCCCGGTTGCCACGGGTCATGCGAAGACCTCGATTCCCTCGAGCGGCACACCGTAGGCGTTGCGCTTGGCCGGCGAGCCGTTGAAGCTGCGGCCCTCGAGGCGGGCGTCGATGCCGGCGAGGGCGTGGTCACGCGCGGCGAACGGGTAGTCGAAGGCCGGCTTGGTGGTGTTGTCCCGGAGGACCCAGCCGAAGTCTTCCGCCTTGAAGATGGCGAACTTGCCGGCGTCGGGGTTGGGGGGAGGAGTCTGCTCGACCGTGTCGGTCTCAGCGTCGTGCTTGTTCATGATTCGATCCTAGCGTGAGTTACGGGGCTGTAGTTCGGGGATTGGGTTGGTTTGGTGGTCAGGGTGAGTTAGGGCGGAAAGGGCGTCGCGTTCCATTAACTCCTTAAGGGGACTCGGTCTTAGAACTATATAGGAAGTAGACCTCCCTTCTCGCCCTTTTGCCCCTCGGAGGGCTGTTTTCAGCCCGTTTGGCGGTCCGAAGTGCGATATGTGAGCTTGGCGCGCGTGATCTTGAGGTCCTTCGGCGCGGTCCACAGGGCAGTTTCGGCGACCTGGATGAGGATGGCGATGCGGGTTTCGGGCACCCCGACGAGCCGCATCCACTCGATCGGGTCGGCGTGCCGCTTGGAGGCGTTGCAGGACAGGCACGCCGGCATGAGGTTCTGGACCTCGTCGGCGCCGCCCTTGGCGGTCGGGTAGAAGTGGTCGACGGCTGAGCCGACCCGGCCGCAGTAGACGCAGTGCCAGTACCGCTTCGGGCCCCAGCGGGTCTCGGCCAGCTTGGTCAGCTCGGCTGAGCGGCGGAGTGCTTCTGCCGCGGTGCTCATGAGGGCCGGCACAGCGGGTTGCCACACCAGTGCCGCGTGTGGCTGAAGTCGTAGGGGCAGTCCGGCTGCTCCAGGAGCTTCAGAATCTCCGCCGCCGTCGGGATGATGAGCTCACCCAGGATCGTGTCGGCGACGAGGAGCGCGACCGACTGAGTGGTCGCCTTGTCCGGGATGGGGTGGTCCACGAGCTCGCGCCCGATCTTCTGGTCGCCCACCTGGACGAATGCGCGGAGCGTCAGGTACTTGGTCACTTCGGAGCCCTCCAGCCCTTCGGAAGCTTTCGGCCGGCCTTGCGCTCGGACCGATAGAACACGCCCGCGAAGTCACACCGCGGGCAGCGGCATCCCATCGTGTAGGCGCTGACACCACCGTGTCGCGGGTCCTCGGGGTCGAACGGGGTCTTGCGATCGCCGCGGACGAAGAGGGGCGGCTTGCGGGTCTTGCCGGCTTCCCAGTCGTCGTGGTTGCCCTCGGTGCGGAGCTTGGCGCCTGCGAACTTGCACGGGCCGCAGAGGCACCCGTTGAAGTATGCCGACGAGGTCCCGGCCTTGCCGGCCTCGGGCTTATGTTCCTGCATTATCAGTGTCCTTGGGGTTGGGGGAGAACGCGACCGTGAGGGCCGCCACGACGACGGCCCCCACGAGGATGAGGCGAAGGGTCACGCGGACTTCTTGGTGATCCAGAGGTTACGGACACGCATGCCCTTGGCCTCCTTGACGGCTCCGTTGAACTCCTGGTAGGTGCCGTCGACTCCGAGGTCACGCGAGGGCACGAAGGCGGGCGAGCATCCGCACGAGCACCCGGCCTTCTTGCTGAAGGTCAGGTTGACGCCCTCCAGGATGGCTGCGAGCTCGGGGACCTCGGCGACCGCCTCGGCGATCACGGCCTTCATGTTCTTGACCTCGAGGCGGTTGAGCTTGCGGAAGAGGGCGTCGACCTCTTCGTTGTTGCCCTTGATGAAGCCGTCGTTCTCACGGGCGAGGGCGTAGGCCTCGTCGTAGTTGACGTCTTCGTAGCCGCTCACCGAGACGCGAGCCTTGCGGCGATCCTCACGGCTGTAGCCCCAGAGGGTCACGTCGATCATGATCTTGAAGTTCTCGGTCTCGAGCTCCGCGCGCTGAACCTGCGAGCTGTTGCGGTTCTTGATGAAGTCCATGGTTCCTGCTCCTTGTTGTCTGGTTGACTTGATATCTCTATTCTATACCAGACGGAGCTCCGATACTGCCTTGAACGTCGGGAACTCGCCGAGCTTTTCCTGGGAGAAGGTGGTCACCCATTCCGACGCCTCTCGCGGTCCGAAGTGGACTAGGAACTCGGACGGCTCCCAGCGGCCGACCATGCGGGCCTTCCGCTTGACGAAGACGCACTGCCGACCGCCCTTGCGGACGAACTTCTTGCGGACCTCGAAGAGGATGATGCGCATGCCCTTGGACGAGTAGCGACGTGCATCCTCACGACCGTCGCGGAAGAACCAGGCGAGGACCTGCTCGGGAGTGCTGCACCCGAAGAACTCTTCGGACCGGGTGTAGCCGCCCAGGCCGTCTTCGTACGGGGCGGGGTGGGGGTCTTCCTCTCCACGATCAGCCCACCGCCTGTACATGTCGCGGAGGTACGACGGCCGGTCTTCCTCGGGCCACTCCCAGCGGTTCTGGTAGGCACCACCGCCGTCGGGGTACTCCATGCGCCAGACCAGCATCAGGCGGCTTCCATCGTCTCGTCGTGGCACGGGCACTTGGGCGCGCCGTGCATCTCCAGGCGGGACTTGGAGATGGAGACGATGAAGTCCTCTCCCGCGGCACACTCGAGCTTGATCGACTTGCCCGACCGCGACTTGGTCGCCTTGCTGGCGGGGCCGAGGGCGGCGTGGGGGAACGTGCCTAGGGTGGAGGCGAGCTCAGTCAGCGTCGACTTGAGTTCAGGGCCAGCCTCGGTGGCGGTCATCTTGCCCGTGAGGCCCATCTTGACGGCGATGGTCTTGAAGTCCTTGCCGTGGCCGTTCTTGCCTTCGGCGTGGTTGATCGCGTGGACGAGCTCGTGGAGGAGCACGTCGAGGATGCGCACAGCGTCATCCAGGATGGGGCTGATGAAGACCTGACCGATGCCGTCCGAGGCGAGGCCGCCGGGGAAGCACTGTCCGATCGTGTTCTTGCGGCCGCCGTGGGGCCATCCGACGGAGACTCTCACGTCGGGTACGTCATAGCCCTCGTTCTTGAAGAGGACCGACAGTTCGGACACGGCTGCGTTCAGCCAGGACTCGCGGTTGGTGTGTGTCATGGTTCGATAGTAGCACGTGTCGGGGTACGACAAAGACCCCCCAGAGAAGCTCCCGTGGAAACTTCTATTGGGGGTGTTGAGGGTGCGCAGGGCGTGCTAAGATATAGATATGAACAGCACGAACGCCGCCCACCTGGCCGCTCAGATCAAGCCCGTGACCGTCGACCTCGAAGCCCTTGCAGCCCGCCCTGGTCGCTACATGGGCGAGGAGTATATCAACTCATTCCTGTGGATGCGCGACCACTTCGAGAAGACGCGCCCGCACTGGACTGCGGAGGAACTCGACGCCGAGACTACCCGTCAGACTGACGCAGCTTGCTACGTCAAGGGCGCTCCCAAGCCGACCCGTTCGTGCTAGGATAGAGATATGAACATCAACAAGCAGAACCTGAAGCGCGGCACTAAGGTCCTCGTGACCAACCGTCAAGGCGGAGCCCCGGACGAGGCCGTCATCTACAAGCGTGAGGTCGTCAAGTCGTACTACGAAGGAGGGGACGACCTGATCTACTACCACCTCGTTGGGTGGGGCGTGATCGTCCCCTCCGCCGACATCGTCGGACTTCAGACGGTCTAGTCCACTGTCAGATGGGTCCTCATCTTGGTGAGGGCCCTCTGGCGCTGGGACTTCACGGTGCCCTTGGTGGACTCCAGGACCATGGAGACCTCCTCGTCCGTCTTGGGCTGGCCGCGGAAGCCGTAGGCCAGCTCGATGACGTCCCTCTCTGCCGGCGAGAGGACCCGCATCGCCTCATGGACGAGGCGGTGCGTCTCGGCGTCCGCCGTCGGCACGCCGGCATCGTAGGGCACGTGGACCCACTCGGAGTCGACGTGCTCGAGGGCGTGCTGGATCATCCGGAAGGTATCCGAAGACATCCCCCACTCCGGGGCGATGCGCGCAGCGGTCGCGTGGTCCTGGTCGGCCTGCCTCCAGACCTTGAACCACAGCGCCAGCGTGCCACGAGGCACGACCAGCGCCGTGGTCATCTCGAGGGCCACGTCCTTGAGCTTGCCCGGGAGCGTCTGGCTGAGCCTGGTGAAGCGGTCCAGGTCGAAGGCCTTGATGCCTTCTACTGCTGCGAGGACCAGGTCGGCCTGGAGGTCCTCGATCTTGTCGGGCGCCATGCCGCGGATGCGGGAGCGGACGTTGTTCGCCGTCTTCTGGAGCAGGCCACGATACTGGACCAGGAGCTCCCAGACGGCGTCGCCATCACCCTCCTGCGCCCGGATGATGAGGGCGCGCTCCTCGGTGATGTCGAGCGACTCCCGACCCGGCTTCGTCTTGAACAGCTCATCCATGGTGGGCCTCCAGCTTGTCGTTCAGGTGCCGCTCTGCGGCCTGCATCACGCGGCCGGCCTTCTCGAGGGCCTGCTCGGCCTCGATGACGGCGGCGCGGAGTGCGAGCCGCCGGCCGTCCACGACGATGGTCGGGGTAGGGTCGGACGTGGTTCCCTTGCTGCGCTCCGTGGTGTCTTCCACCGGGCGCGGAGTCGCGCCGGCCTTCCACTGGGCCTCGCCCACGTCGGCGAGAAGCTGCTGGAGCCGAAGGTACGTGGCCCCGAACGTCTCGAGGGTTGTGGGCTGGGTCACTGGTGAGTCTCCTGTTCCGTGGGGATGGTGGGGCCGATGAACTTGCGGCAGTCGGTGCAGGCGATGCGCTCGCCGATGATCGTCAGACCATCCATGTCGAGGCGCTGCAGGTGGTACAGCTTGAGTGCGGGGTTGTGGCAGTACGGGCAGAGGCCATCCGGCCGCTCGGTCTCCCGGAAGTGCACCCACATGTTGACGGCGGCCATCAGAACCACTCTCCCATCGTTTCTTCGTTGCCGTAGCCGTGGCCCCACGAGCGTCCGTATACCTCGGCGTCGGAGTCGAGGGTCATGGACCCAATCTCTGACTTCATGGTCTCGGCGATCGTACGGGCCAGCTCGTCGGCGTCCTTGCGCGGGCCCTGGGCGATGATTTCGTCATGGACCGGCATCAGGAGGTGTGCTCCCAGGCCGGCCGAGAAGAGCGCCTCGATGGCGTTCTTCAGCACGTCGGCCGCGGTGCTCTGGACGACGTAGTTGATGGCCGCATACGTGCGGTCACGGTCGAGCGCTAGGATGCGGCCCGTCGGTGAGCGCATCACCATGCCGTTCAGCTTGGCGTCGCGCTGCAGCTTGTTCGACCAGCGCTTGATTTCGGGGTAAACCCTGTTGTAGGCGCGGACGATCGTGGTGGACTTCGCCACGTCGATACCGAGCTGGGCAGCGAGACCCTTGGCCCCACCTCCATACGCGATACCGAAGCCGGCGCCCTTCATGTGGGTACGGTTCTCCTTGGTCCAGCCGGGGCCATAGGCGAGCTCAGCGGTGTAGCCGTGGAGGTCGAGCCCGTTGAGGATCGCCTCCTTCATCTTGCGGATGTTGGCCAGCTCAGCCATGATCCGGAACTCGATCTGGGCGTAGTCCGCGGAGATGATGACGTCGTCATCGGTGTCGGCCACCAGTGCCCGCCGGACCTTCCAGTCCTTGGAGGGGAGCTGCTGGACCGGCGGGTCCGACGCGGCCATGCGGCTGGTGCGCGCCTCGAGGCCGGTGATGTTCGTGTGGATGAAGCCATCCTCATCCATCAGGTCGAGGAACTTGTTCAGGTAGGCGTCGGCGAAGCGGAAGGACCGCTTGCCGTAGGCCACGTGATAGGCGAGCATGTTGGGGTTCTCGAACCCCTCAATCTCACCCCAGTACTCGTCCAGGCCGGCCAGCGGGAGGAGGACCTCCTTGCCGGTCTTGAAGCTGCCCGGCTCACCGTTCGCGATGTTCTTCTTGGTCGGTGCGTTGCGCTCGATCAGCTGGGCACCCGAGCGCAGCAGGGCCGCCTCGATCTGCGCCGGCGAGTTAAGGTTCTGCAGACCGAAGTCATCGCGGACGATGCGCAGGTGCTCCTCGCCCTCCCGGCGGAACTGGTCGCGCATGGCGGCCGCGTACTCCGGGTCGACGCGCATCCCCCGCCGGCGCATGATGTTCAGGAAGCCCTGGATCGTGTGCTCGAACTGGGCCAGGTGCGCCAGCAGGAGCTCGCGGACCTTCGGAGCCAGGACCTCGTAGAGGCGGGCGGTGTAGATCACGTCCAGGCCGGCATAGCGGTTGTACAGCTCGTCGTGGATGTCGATGAGCGCCCAGCCGTTGTCCTTGGTGAAGCCGAGGCGGTTGAAGTGCGCCGTGAGACCGTCGGCCGTGTCGAGGGCCATCGGGTCGACGTACTGCTCGGACAGCGGCTTCAGCTTGTGGCCGCCACGGCGGTGGGGCTCGATCAGCTTCGACAGGATGATCGTGTCCATCACCCGGGAGGTGAGCTCTTCGATCGTGACGCCGGCCACGCGGTTGAGGACCTGGAGGTCGTAGGCCGCGTTGTGCAGGAGCCACTTCTTGTGCCGGCGCAGCGCCGTGGTCGCCCAGCCCTCGAAGAGGTTCCACTGCAGCACCCACGCCTCGCGCGTGTTGCCAAACTGGCTCAGGCGGATGTTGAAGCCGCGGCCGAAGATGCCGAGTCCGGTGGTCTCGGTGTCAAGGGCGAGCGGGGCGTTCTCGTTGTCGTTGAGCCAGGCCAGGAAGGCTGGCATGTCCGCGGTGGACTGGGGGATGTGGATCGTGCAGACGTCACCATCTACGACATGGGTGAGGGTCCTCACTACCAGATGCCTCCCTCAAGGCTCGGGCCGGCCATCTCCGGCGGCGTGTCTTCGTTCTTCACTTCGATCTTAGCGCTGGAGTCGAAGGGAGAGGCCTGGGACTTCTTGATCCACTTGAACCCCATGACGCCGTTGCGCTTGCCGGCCGGGTAGCCACGCTCTTCGATCGCGCGATAGAAGGCGCGGGACGACCAGCTCTTCAGGTCCAGGAAGTTCTCGGCGTCAGCCCAGTCCTGGAAGTCGCGGAACAGGTCGGTGCGTCCCACCCAGTCGCTCGAGCTGCCCTTGGTGTAGAGGGAGTCCTCGGTCTCGCTGAGGAACTCGACCAGGGCGTCGGACTGCTTGCGGTAGTCGTCCGTCACGGCCGTGACGCTGGCCGGCTCCTGCAGGCCGTCCTTGTACCAGGCCACCGCGCCGGCCACTGCCCAGGCCAGGATGCCCTCGAACTCGGCGGCCAGCTTGTTGGGCAGGTCAGCGTCGCGCTCGTGCGGCTTGAAGTAGCGGTTCCACTCGATGAGCTTGACGCGACGCCAGAGGCCTTCGTCCTGGCCCTTGAATGCCGGCCGGTAGTTGGTCGACATCTGGAGGAGGAACTGGGGGCGGAACGTGAAGAACTCGCGGCGCAGGAAGCGGGCTGCGATGAGGTCGCGACCGGTCACGCGCTTGAGGAGGGCCTCGTCCATCAGCTTGCCCTGGTTCCCCTCGGGGGCCATGACCAGCCGTGCGCCAGCGAGGGCGGCGAGGTCGTTCGGAACGCCGTCGCCGCGCCGCGCCTCGAAGGTCGAGAAGGGCGTGGTGGTGGTGACCGGCTCGAAGAGGTCGGTGAGCGTGTCGGTGAAGAGGCTCTTGCCGTTAGCGCCTGTGCCGTAGTGGACCACGAAGCACTGTTCGTCGGTCTCGCCCGTGATGCCGTAGCCGATGATCCGCTGCATGTAGCCCGGCATCTCCGGCTGGCCCGGGAAGACCTCCTCGAGGAACTGGGTCCAGCGAGGTGCCTTGGCCGAGGCGACGTAGTTGACGTCGATGCGGCGGGTCAGCAGGAGGGCCGGGTCGTGCGGCAGGAGGTCACCAGTGCGCAGGTCCACCACGCCGTTCCGGACGGCCAGGAGGTAGGGGCGCTGGTCGAAGTCGTCCTGGGCGGCACGGATGCCGGGGAGCGACTTGAGCTCCTTCATGATGGCGTCGATGCCACGCGAGGACTCCACGATCTGCTTGTACTTCCAGGCGTTACCGGCGAACTCGGGGTCGTCGTCCTCGGCCGCTTCGGCGAACTCGCGGAGGTCACGGCCGATCGCCTGCGCCGCCGTGCGGATGTCTCCGTCGGCCTTCTTGGTCCAGACGCCGTTCTCCAGCTGGTAGAAGCCGGCCGCCTCGGTGAAGCGGAGCGGCTTGCCCTCGTTGGCCAGCTTGTCGGCCAGGTAGCGGGCGCCACCGATGTCGGCGAAGGGGTAGGACCAGCGCTTGATCTTGGCCTGCTTGGCCGTGACGGCGGCGAGCTTCACGACCTCCTTGACGAAGCCCTGGCGGAACCAGCTCGGGTCCTCGGCCCGCCAGTCCGACAGGTCGAGGCCGTCGCGCATCTTCATGATCTTCGTGGTGATGCCGCGGGCGATGAGCGCCTCCGCCAGCCGGCTGGAGAACTGCCGACCTGCGTCGTCTCCGTCGCCGGCGATGATCGCCACGCGGTTCTGGAGCATCTCGGCCACCTGGTCGAGGACGTGGTCGTTGGCCACGAGGCCGGCACCCCGGATCGCCAGGGCGTCGTAGCCCGTGGCGACGGCGGTGAGGGCGTCGCCCGGGCCCTCGGTGATGATGACCTCTTCCCAGCCGCTCACGCCCTGGAAGAAGCCGATGCGGGTCCAGCTGGCGCCATCCGGGTTGGCCGGACCTGCCCACCTGATCTGGGCGACGTTGTTGAGAGCGCGCGCCTGGAAGCCGAGGGCGTGGCCGGCGCGATCACGGAACGGGACGACTAGGCGAGGTCCGCCGCCGAGCTTGGTCGTGACACCGAGGCCGAGACGGCGGGCGTCCTCCGGCTCGATGCCGAAGCGCTGTGCGGCGTAGCCGAGAGCCTGGGCACCGTCGGCCTCGAAGAGGTCCTTGGCCCAGCCGTCCAGCTGGGTGCCGAGGTCTGCGATCGCAGCGGCGTCGGGGAGCTCGTCGGTCGAGGCCGTCGTGTGCTCTGCCACGGCCGGGTCAGCCTTCATGCTGGCGAGGTCCTTGATCGTGAGGCCGAGTGCCTTCATGATCGTCGTGTTTGAACAGCCGGCGCGGCACTTGAGGAGGACCTTGCCGGACTCCTCGGAGACGGTGACGCGGAGCGAGGCCTTGGAGTCGTCGTGACCCGGGCACTTGCAGAGCCAGCCGTCGTGCTCTTCTTCGGCGATGGTCAGCTTGGCGAGGAAGTCCTCGAGTGAGATGTTGGAGGCTCCGCCGCCGGAGCTAGACACTGTGATCGCCATGAAGTCCTTTCAGGGTCGATGGGGCGGGCAGGGTAGTTCCATTGTACCACGCCCGGAGACGACGAAAGACCCCCACCGCCCAGTTGGCGGCAGGGGTCTCGTGGGAGTATCAGTCCTCGACGGAGTACTTGGCCCACCCGAGGGTCTCGTTCATGCCCGTGGCCCAGGCGGCGAGCTTCTCGCGGCTGTCCTTCATGGCCTGCTTCGCGGCGCTCTTCCAGCCCTGCTTGGCGTCCTTGCGGATGAGGAGGATGGTCATGGTCTGCTCCTTGTTCGTGTTCATATCTCTATTGTAGCCTGTGGGGTGCCGTCTCCGACACCCCACAAGCCGGGAGTTTCAGGACCCCATCAGGGTCCAGCCGGCCTTGACCCACTTGGCGACCTGCTCCGCGTTGCCGCGACGGAAGGTCTTGCCCGAGGGGCTGACGTAGAAGCCACGCCGACCGAGCTCGCTGAGCACCTCCGGAGTGAAGGGTCGGTTCAGGAGGGTCTCGTCGGCCAGGTCGGTGAGGTTCTCGTTGCTGTTCATATTTCTATTATAGCCTGTGGGGCGCCGTTTCCGACACCCCACAGGCCGGGAGTTTCAGTCCTCCTTGAGGTCCTCGGTCAGGACCTCAAGGCCTCGGTTGATGAGGTCCAGGACGATGTGGTCCATGTCCATGCCGATGACGGACTCTGCCGGCTCGTAGCGGAGCTCGTAGCCGTTCTTCGTGATGGCGAGCTCGAGGTGCGAGACCCACTCGTCTGCGTTGTCCATGACGACCGAGATGACGTCTAGGATCAGACTCGTGCTGTCGAGCTCCTCGAACTCCTCGGTGGTGCAGTTGTGGGCAACGTGCTCGACCGAGTTGATGAAGTCCAGGATGTCAGCGTGCTTGATTGTGTTCATACTTCTATTGTAGCCCGCGGCCGCGCGACTGTACATCCTACTGGTCGGGGGTATCCCGGGACTGAAGCAGGAGGATCAGGTCGCGAAGCGGCATGGCCACTATCGAGTCGAGGACGTTCTCACCGACTCGCTTGGCGACGGCAACTCCGATGGGACGGTGAGCCCGCTTCTTCTGGGCCTGGCTGCCGGCGATGCCTTCGCGGATGGCCTTGGGGAGGTTCTGCCACGCCTTGGCCTGGACCACCACATCGGACGCGACCCACAGGTCGCCCACGTCGACAGGGCGGTCCTGGCGGGGGTGGATGCACTTGATGCCAGCATCGCGGAAGGCGGCTGCGACATCACGCTCGAAGCGGGCGCCGTCCATCAGTTCACCGAGCGGACGATGTTCCGGAGGTCGACCATGCCGAACAGCTCGCCGTTCAGCTCGAGCACCGGCAGGTCGAGCATGGGCACGTCCAGGCGCTCCTTCAGTTCGGCCAGCTTGTCGGGGTGCTCGGTGAGGTCGACCTTGGCGGCCAGCAGGCCGGCCTTGATGAGCTGTGCTTCAGCGACCTTACAACGCGCGCACGTGGGCGTGGAATACAGGGTGACCATAGCGGTCCAATCTTCCCGGACAGCTCCGGGCATAATGGGGGTGGCGGAAGGGTGGCGGTGTGCTATATGGTGTGGTTATCAACAACGAGCCGCCTCAGAGCGGCACAACGAAATGGGGAAGAAATCATGAACGCAATGGAAATCGACAAGACCGAGGTCGTCGCCGTCAGCGCCCACGAGCGTGTGGACTGGACGGCGCCGGTCGAGGAGATGCCGTCGGACATGGTCGAGCACGAGGTGCTGATCGTCCAGACGGACTCCGGCAACTGGGTCGCTATCTGCGACGCCCACGCGCAGGTCGGCGAGCCGATCGTGCTGGTCCAGAAGATGAAGTCCAGCAAGCTCAAGCGGCCGGCTCGAGTCTGGGCGAAGTGGCTGCCGGGCAAGGGGAAGAACGGCTACTGGCCGCCCGACGTGCCCACGCGCATGCCGGTCTACCACGCCCAGAACGAGGACAACCCGAAGTCCTCCTAGGGGGCTGGGTGTGGTGAGGGGAAGGGCCTGGAGGCTGGGGACTCCGGGCCCTTTCCCATGTTCATCCTGACTTGGATGGGCTACAATAGAAGTATGAACAGCAACACGAGCAAGAAGGCCGGCATGATCGGCATGGTCAACCCCCGCATGGACGTCAAGGTCGGCGAGCGAATCCAGGTCCGTGTGATCGAGGGTCGCAACCGCAAGAACGTCGCGGCAGACGCCATCATCGTGGAGGACCACGGTGCGATGGTCGAGGTCCTTGTGACCCACACCATCGAGGTCGACTCGGTCGATGAGATTGGCGAGTTCCTCTGGTGCAAGGGTGCGATCGTTGAGACTGACGGCGCCACGCCTGTGGGTCGTGTCATCCCCGCCTACCTCGGTGCACTCTGACTCGCGCTCTGCGATAGGATAGAGACATGAGCATCACGCATATCGTCACTGTCACCCCCGCGTCCGACGAGTGGATCGGCGACCACTTCGTGGTGCGCACCACCGTCGCCGGCATCGCGGTCGACCGCCCTGACCTCTTCGGGTTCGCGGTCAAGACGAAGCGTCTCGCTGACCGCCTTGCCACGGCCATCACTGCTGGCGCCGTCTTCCACGGCCACGAGGTCCGTCGCGACGTGAACGGCAAGTCCTACGTGGCCGTGTCGTCCCGTGTCATGGCGAAGTACGCCAACGCGGACCTCAAGCGCCTCGGCTACTGAGACGGAGGAAGGCCCCTGGATCGAAGTTGATCCAGGGGCCTAACTCATGTCGTCTTAGCCCTCAGGCTTAGAACGGGACGTCGTCTCCCACGGCCGGCTTCTCGGCCACGGTGCCATCGGCGACGCCGCGGACCAGGAGCTCGGGCTTGGTGTAGGTGAACTTCTTACCCTCCACCGTCACGAGCTTCAGGACGGCCTTGATCGGCGTGTCGGCGGGGAGGCGGGACAGCTTGCCCTCCGGCGAGTTGCGGACCAGCGACCAGCCGCCGGTGCGGTACTCGAACTTGCCCCACTCGGGGTGGTCCGCCAGGGTGAACTGGACGCGGATGTCGGGTCCGCTGCCCAGGCCCTTCTTGTGCTTCGCGACGCGGGTCGTGATGTCCTGGCTCGCCTGCGGGTCGGGGTTGCCGACCTCGTACTCGTCTTCGTAGTCCTCGCCGACGGCCGTGATGACCTCGCCGTCGGTGGCGTACATGAAGTCGCCGTCCTTGGTGCGGCGCACCAGGCTGGAGCGGTACGCGCCCTTGTTCTCGAGGATGATGTTGACGGAGTCGGCCAGGGTGAAGACCTCGAGGAAGTCCTCGCCCGACGCGTCCCACTCGGCGGGGCCGCCGTCGTTGGGCTTGCCCTTGTCGACCTTCAGGGCCTTGGCGATCGCGGCTGCGAGCTTGGCGTCACCCGTGGTCACACGGAAGGCGCCGAGCGATGCGGGCTCGCCGTCGATCTGGTAGCCGGCACGGAAGCGGCCGACGACGTCGGACTCGTTGGCGGTGGACTCTTCGGTCTCGGTGTTGATCTTGAGCATGGTGGTTGGTTTCTCCTAGTTGGAAGAGGGTGCCGACGAGCTGTCAGCGGTGATCCAGAACTTGCCGCGCTCGCGGAAGTGCTGGGAGTAGAAGGCGCCCACGAAGGCCTGCTTGTTGTCCCACGACTCGCCCCGGGCCAGGATGCGATCGCGACGGATGGACAGGTCGGCGGTCAGGCCGAGCAGGACGATGTCAGCCTCGACGGCCAGCCGCTCGAGCGTGCGGACCTGGCGCTCAGTGAGGAGCGCCTTGCCGCGGTACAGCCGGCCGTAGATCAGCTCGCTCAGGAACCCCCGGTCGATGTAGGTGCTGATGCCGTTCGCCCTGAACTCGACGGCGTCGAGGAGCTGGGCGCGGTAGTGCTTGAACAGCGAGCCGGGCAGGTCCTTGTCGGCTGAGGTGTTGTGGATGAACCGGGGCTCCGGAAGGCCGGCGAGTACGTCGGCCCGGATGCGGTTCTCGATGAAGGTCGTCTTGCCGGTTCCGTCAGCGCCCTCCAGGACGAAGATGGTGGCGAGAGCGTCTGTCACGTGGTCTCCTTGTTGGGCCGGTACGCCCGGCCGTGGCGATCGCAGAAGATGAGGTCCTCGACCTCGTCGGTGCCGAGCCGGCCGCGGAACGGGTGACAGGTCACGCCGTCGTCATCCAGCGCCCGCTTGCAGCCGGGGCACTTGGTGGAGCGGCCGTCGTAGCCGTCCTCCTGGCGCTTGATGTTCTTCTTGCGCTTGGCGTAGTAGCGCTCCTGGACCTCTTCGCTGTCCATGCCGAGGACGTTGAACAGGTTGAGGAGGAAGTGCAGGGCGTCGATGGCCTCGCCCTTTGCGGCTGTCAGGTTGACGTAGTCACCCTTGGCCCAGGGCTTCCAGCTGGTCTCGCCCAGGAGCTCGTGGAGTTCGTCGGTCAGGGCGGTGACGTTCCAGTGGATGAAGTCGACGGCTCCCACCACGTTGTCCGGGAGGAGCAGGGCCGGCGAGGACCCGTAGGCCTCGATCTGAAGGTCTTCCTGGGCCTGGAGGAGCTGGGCCAGTGCGTCGGGCTGTTCGGGCATGGTGTCCATTCTAGCGTAGGGTCGTCATGGGAATCACGGGGCAGAGATTCCCGGCTTCAGGGGCCGCGAATCTCCTGCCGGCGTGGTAGGATAGTATTAATGAACAAGCACATGAAGGCCCTCATCAAGAAGGTCGAGAAGCAGGGCGGCGAGGTTCGCATCACGCGCCGCGGTCACGTACAGTTCAAGAAGGATGGCCGCGTGGTGGCCGTCGGGGCTGGGACTCCCAGCGACCCGCGGTCATGGGCCAACCTGAGCGCACAACTCAGAAGGGCGGGGTTCGACGTGTGACCCGAGGGGGCGGAGATGATCCGCCCCCTCAGTCATTCACACCTTGACCGGCCGGTAGGCACGCGAGTCCACCCAGGCAGCAACGTGGCTGAGGGTGAGCTCCTGCGCCTGGGACGACGGCTCGAGCGGGTTCCAGAACCAGACCAGGCGGTCCGGGTCGTCGTAGTCCTCGGTCAGCTCGCGGACCACACGGACCTCCGTGCGCTCCTGCCGGCCACGAGCGCGCAGCCATGCGAGCTGGCCCCTGCCGAGGGGCTTCTCGAACTTCTTCTTGAACTCGATCACGGTGAACTTGCCCCGCGGGCCGAGCTGCTCGAAGTCCGCGTCTCCGCGGTAGATCAGGCCCTCGCCGTAGACGGTGTGGCCGAGCCAGGCGGTGAAGTCATCGAGACCCTCGCCTGTCCACGGCTTGACGCCTGTCACAGGTCCTGCAGCGGGCAGAGACCGTTCAGCGGGCAGCTCCCGCACTCGAGGGTGGGTGCGATGCAGGGGTCCATCGTCACTCCTTACTGTTGCGCCGACGACGGACGCGGTTACCGGCCACGGGGGCGTGGATGATCTTCTTGCTGTGCGTCCGGGTGTAGTCCGTGATGGCGCGCAGGTGGATGAAGACGTCCAGCTCCTCCTGGCCAGCTTCCACCGGCACGAGCTCCCAGCCTTCCGGCCGGACATGGAGCACGAGCGCGAAGTCGCCAGGCTTGTTGTTGATGAGGGTGCCGTCCTCGCGAATCATGTACTTCGCGAAGCGGTATGCCGCCAGCTGGAGGCCCACCTCCGGGTGGACGCCCGAGCGGGTGGTCTTGTTGTCCTGCCAGGCGACGCCGACGAGCGGCCGCTCGTTGCCGAAGCTGTCGCGGATGACGAGGTCCGGGTTGTTGTACCGGGCCACGGCATCGAACGTGCCGGCGTAGTCGTGCTCCTCGTCGTAGACGCCCTCCTCGAGGAGGAGGAACTCCGGCTGGACCTTGTCCAGGTAGTCCTTGAAGTGGTCGACCATCAGCTGGACCGGCTCCTCCTCCTGGGAGGTGTCGACCGGGTTGCCGAGCGCCAGCTCCTCGAAGTAGCCGTGGCTGATCTTTCCCATCTTCGCCGCGTGCGCGGTGAACCGGTTCGGCGCCTTCTTCAGCCACTCCTCGGCAGCCTCGGGGTTGGCGTCCTTCAGCCGGGCGAACTGGTCGAACTTCGCGATCGCCTCCTGGGCCACGAGCTTCTGCCCCCACGCCTTCAGGAAGGGCTTGGGCAGGTTGTCGATGGTCGAGGTGACGCCCGGGATGAACTCGCCGGTGACCGGGTGGATGTAGAGGCGGTGGTCGTCGCGGGTGATGAAGCGAACGGACTTGCGCTTGGTGGGGGTACTCATGCGGTTCCTAACTGCAGAGGCACACGCCAGAGCTGGCGCGGATCGTGTGACAGTCAGGGCAGACGGTCTTGGGGTCGAAGTCGAAGGGCGAGTCCTCAGCCGGGCTCACTCGGAGGCCTCCTGGCTGTGGACCTCGAAGCCCAGCGCGGCGTAGCCGGCCAGGTCGACCCACGTGTCCAGCTTGTTGTCGCCACCCGAGAGGCGGGACAGCTTGAGGGCGATCATGAGCTTGGCGGCCGTGGTCGCGTCGATCGGCGGGTGGCCGAGTCCCTCGAGCACGACGTTGAACGCCTGCGCCACGCGGCGGAAGGAGTCGATCGGCCGGCCGTAGTCGTCCTCGCGATCGCCGTGGATCAGGTTGCTCGCGGTGCCGAGGACCTCCTGGCGCTCGGTCGTGCGGATGGCCTCCTGCCGGCGCGCCTCGGCCTGCTCGAGCCAGCCCTCCGGGATTTCCTTCAGCAGGCCGGCGGCGGTGTACTCGGCCGGCGTGATCGGCAGGTCCTCGTCGTCGGCATCGAAGACGCGAGGCTCGCCGGGCTTGCCGTCGAAGTCCGTGCGGATCGGGTAGTTCTCGATGAAGATGTCGACGCTGGCCGGCTCCTCTTCTGAGAGCAGGCGGAGCCAGAAGTTGCGCTGGTCCATGTAGGCCTGCGCCGGCGTCTCGCGCCCGTGGACGCCGGGCTCGACGTTGTAGGGCTGGTGCGTCATCGCCTGGATGGCCTGCGTCAGCAGGGTGTCCACCTCGGTGATGCGGCTCGGCTCTGTCTCCGGCATGGCCCGCGCGACGAGCTGCACCGCCCAGGTCGGGTCATAGCGGTCGGCGTTGGGGTACTGCTCGTCTGCGATCCACTCCGACTCGGGGTTCTGGCCCTCGCGCTCGTCCAGGAAGATGGCCTGGCCGCGTGAGTCGATGTGGTGGATGATGGCTTCGTTACCGATGCGGGGCGAACCCCATCCGGGACCCACGAGGCGGATGCGGTCTCCGGGCTGCAGGTCCAGCGGGTTACGTGCGGTCAAGGCTTTGTCCTTCGTCTTACTTGTTGAGGCTCGCGAGTGCCTTCGCGATGAGTGAGTCTACATTCTGCCACATCTCTTCGTGCGCAGGACTGGAGCCCGCGATCCCGAGCTGCACGCGTGCCCCGCTCGTCTTCGAGTGCATGAGGCGGCGGGTGGACTTGAGCGCCCTGACCGCGGAGCCACGCCAATCCAGGCCGCCATCGTTGGCGCGCTGGACCTTGTTCATGAGGACGTAGACCTGATACCACTCTGCGACCTGCACGACGCGGGCCATCCCGAAGAACCCGATGTGGGGCCAATCGTAGGGCAGAGGGGTCTCGTCGCCGTCGTAGCTCACGAAGAGGCGGTTCCACAGGGTGGTGAGGCGGGCGTTGTTGAAGCGCTTGGTCCCGTTGAACTCGTAGGTGCCCTGCGCTGCGGCGACGATGGGCGCGTCGAGACGTGCGAGCCAGGTGGCCGTGAGGTCGAAGGGGAGGTTCAGGTTGTCAAGGTATGCGTGGCGATGCGTGGCCTGCGGCGACTCGCTCACAACCTCCAGGAGGGCAGCGACCGCCTCCTCGAAGGTAGGGACAGGGATTCTCGTGTCAGTAGTCATAGGTTCACCTTAGCGCAGAACAGCCCCCTCACCTCGGGGGTTAGCCGAGATGAGGGGGCTGTGAGTGCGGGGCGCGAAGGGCGGAAAGGGCGTCGCGTTCCATTAACTCCTTAAGGGAGCTCGGTCTTAGAACTATATAGGAAGTAGTGCGCCCTTCACGCCCTTTTGCCCTGGAACTGCCCTGGTCAGGCCTTGGGAGTCGCCCCGAGTCCGATGGACGTGAGGAACTGGTTGACCAGGGGGAGTGCCATGATGCGGGTGATGACACCTGCGACGGCGGTCACGACGACGCCGGCACCGAGGAGCCAGGCGCGGACCTCGATGGGCAGGCTCTCGCCGAGGCCCTCGAGGATGATGTCGATGACCTGCGGGATGACCACGCCGAGGGCGATCAGGACGGGGATGCCGACCTGGATCACGGTGCGCAGCGTCGCCTTCCAGGGGTGCGCCACCTGCGTGGCCTTCGCCTCGAGGGCGTCCTGGTAGTCGGAGCGGGGAGTCAGGCTCATGCGAGTCCTTTCAGAAGGTGAGGAGCCACTGGGCTAGCGTGGTGAGGATGGCCACACCGGTAGCGGTGAGGCCGATCGCCCAGCGAGTGGTGACGCGGAACTCGTTCAGCTGGTGGCTGACCTCGTCGCGGAGCTGCATGGTCTCGGACTTGGAGTCGTGGAGGACTTGGATGTCAGCCTTGCGGAGGGCGTCGACCAGGCCCTCTGTCTGCGTCTCGTGAACTTCGAATGCCCGGCGCAGCGTGTTGTGCTGGCCGTCGAGCCGGGCCACCGTGGCGGAGAACTCCCCGCGGGTGACCAGGTCATCGATGCGCCGGTTGGTGGAGGAGAAGCCCTCCCTGACATCGTGCTTGATGTCAGAGAGGGCCTCGCGGATGTCAGCTTCCATCAGACGTTGAGCTTGCTCCAGGTGGCGGGGCCGACGAGGCGGTCCACGACCAGGCCGTTGCGGCGCTGGAAGTCGGCCAGAGCGTTTGAGCTCTTCGGGCCCCAGATGCCGTCGACAGCCAGGCCGTAGCCGTGCTTGTTGAGGGCCGCCTGGATGTCGGCGTAGTTCAGCTCGCCGGCGCTCTTCGGGCTCTTGGTCGACTGGTTGCGCTTGGCATCCCACTCGGCGTAGAACTTCGCGTGCGCCGCCTGCGTGCCGCCGCCCCAGATGCCGTCGATCGCACCGGTGTAGCCGTACGCCCGGAGGAACTCCTGATAGCGCTTGTACGCCGCCGTGGTCGCTGCACCCTTGATGCCGTCGACCACCAGACGCTCGCCGCGCGCCGCGTTCAGGAAGTTCTGCTCGTTGCGGACGGTGTCGGTACCCTGGGCGCCCGACCAGCCGGTGAAGTCGTAGTGCACGGGGTCGTGCGCGCCGAGCCACTGGAAGCCGAACTCGGCCATCTGGTTCTTGATCGAGCTGCCAGCCGCCATGTCCAGCGCCGCGCCGCCGTTGCGGACGTGGTTCGAGGTCTCGGCGGGCTCAGCCGGCCGGAAGAGCCAGCTGGGGCGGTTTGGCGAGTACCAGAGCCGGATGAGCTCGTTCTGCTCGGCGACCGTTCGGCCGGCCGAGTTCACCTTGTGGACGCCGTACTTGTCCTCGAATGCGTTGAACGCAGCGGCCGCGTCGTCGCGCAGCCAATACTCGGGGTGGTTCTTGAGGTTTGCCATGGTGTTCCTTCCTTAGAGAGACAGGGGCGACACCCATGCAGTGCCGTTGGAGTAGTAGACCTCGACCGGCAGCCAGTTGGAGCCGTCGGACTGATACACCTCGACCGGCTGCCAGGCAGTCCCGTTCGAGTGGTAGACCGCTGCGAGCGTCTTCGCGGAGATGGCCGAGGACCACGCACCATTGCCGGCGTTCGTGACGGCGCGGGAGCGGAACCAGTAGTCCTTACCGGGCGTGAGGCCGGCCTGGGTCGAGGTGCCGTTGGAGGTGACGATCGGCCCGCCGGTGAAGGCGGCGTTGTCAGCCCACTGGTACTCCCACCGGATCAGCGAGCCGCCGCGAAGGTCGTTGCCGCTGAAGCGGTAGCGCATCGAGTTGGTCGTGATTTCGTCCAGGCCGAGCGGCGTGGGGGCTGAGGCCGGCTGGGCGATGCGAGGCGCCCAGTAGCCGGAGTGCACCTCCGTGTAGCCCATGATCGCCACGTTCGCGTAGCCATCGATGGTGACGTACATGTTGCCTTCGCCATCGTGGCCGAACCAGTTGTCCGAGGCGTGGATCAGGAGTGAGTCGCTGTTCCGGAAGTCGTAGCCGAAGTTGCCGTTCGAGCCGACGAGGGCGCCGTTGATGTACATCGAGTAGCTGCTCCCCGACCCGGAATAGGTCGGGGAGTAGCTGTTCTTGTTGATGTACAGCCGCGAGTCCACGCGGCTGTTGTTGCCGGTGTTCCACGCGTTCTGAGCGCCCACCGGGCAGTACTCTTCGAGGCGAAACGGCCGGTTCGGGAAGTTCGAGCTGACCATCAGCCCTCCTTACGGGGTCTTGAGCCAGAGCCGCCCGGCGGCGTGCGACGGTGCGGTGTTCTGGACGTACATGTCCACGGCCGTGTTCCGCACGCCGTCGCGGGTCGTGGCGCCGGTGCCTCCGTTCGCGACCGGCAGGGCGCCAGTCGTGTTGCCGAGGCCGAGCGCGTTGCGAGTGGCCGCTGCGGTCGTCTGACCCGTGCCGCCGTTCGCCATCGGGAGGGTACCGGTGACCTGTGCCGAGTTGAGGTCCACGTAGCCGATCGGCGACCAGGTGGTGCCGTCCAGCGTGAACTCCCAGCGGCCGAGCGTGGTGTTATGGCCGAAGCTCAGCGGCGTGGTCGGCCGGCTCGCAGTCGTCCAGACGCCCGTGGTCGGGCCGGTCCAGCGACGCAGGTCGGTGAGGTTGCCGGTGTTGATCGTCGTGACGTTCGCGCCGACGGCCACGGTGGCCAGCGGAATCTCGTAGACGCCCGAGACGCCCCAGACCGGGCTGGGCGGCGTCGAGCTGCCCGGCGTGCCCGTGCGGATGGCCGGGCCGATCGTGTTGGCGCCGTAGTCGAGGCGGAGGACCACCAGGTCCACACGCGCCGAGGTGTTAGCGGCCGGCACGGTGACCGGCTCGTTGGCCGTCATCAGCACGGCGTGGCCGCGGAGGAGCGCGCGCGAAGCACCCCCCACCGCGGTCACGGAGAGGACCATCGTGGACCCGGTGGCCGTGACCAGGAAGTGGTTGGCCGAGGGAACGCCCAGGATACCAGCCTGGGCGACGGCGCCGAACAGGTCGCCGTACTGCTGCTCCGACACCGTCTGGTTGTCGAAGGGGTATGCGGTGAGTGCCATGGGCGCCCTTCCTAGGTCTTGATGAGGTAGTTCAGCACCCGGTAGGGCTGAAGGATGTTGTGGGCCTGGCCGCCACCACCGTCGTTCGCCGTGCGGTTCCAGCTGTCCTGCAGCGTGGTCGCGTTGTTCGACGGCGGAGCGCCGGCGGCTGCGATCGCGTTCTGGAGGAACACCGAGGTACCCCCAGCTCCACCCCATGAGAACGAGTGGGAGTTGCTGTTGGCGAACATGTGCTGGTGGTTCGGCAGCTGTGCAGCCGTCAGCGTGTGGGTCTTGGCGCCACCGGTCTGACCCAGCGCGTTGAACTCCTCCTGGCCACCGTCGAGTCCGGTTGCCACCATCCCCTGCATGTCAGGGATGTAGAAGTTGGTGGAGTTCGGGACGCCCGCCACCGACATGCGGATGGTGTGCGTGCCCGACTGCGAGCCCGACGTGGTGATCGCCGTGCCTGCCGACTCAGCCGCCGCCAGTGTGGTGTACAGGCGGAAGGAGTTGGCGTCGATCGTTCGGATGTAGTAGGTCGTGTTCGCCGCGAGGCCCGTCGGGAGGGCCCCCGTGGTCGTGAACCAGACCATCTGGCCAGTCTGCATCCCATGCGCCGTCTTCGTCACCACGGCCGAGGCGCCGATCGTGATGGTCGCAGAGCCGAGCGAGGGGTTGAGCGCCGCGAACAGGTCCGCGTAGGTCGTCCGGCTCACGGACTGGCCGCGCATCAGGAGCCAGCCGGCTGGGGCTACCGGGAGGGCTGACAGCTTGACGTCGCCTGTCGTGTTGTAGATGCCGGCCGGCACGTTCTGCACATCCGACCAGGAGACTCCCTGACCGATGAGGCGCTCGACCTGGCCGACGCGCTTCTCCACGTCCTTGACCTTGGAGACCATCTTGGCGTCGAAGTCGAAGCCTACCGGGTCGCCGATGGTCGCCTGGCGGATCACGCCGGCGGAGGTGATGCTGGTCGCCACCTGGGTGACGATGGCCTGCGTCTCCTGGCCCTCGACGGTCACGGTGATGCGATCGCCGATGTACCAGTTGACGCCGAGCTGCATGTTGGGTGCGTCCGAGGGGACGACCTTCAGACTGTTCACCGTGGAACCGTTGTCGGTCAGCGTCTCTTCGCCGGCCTGCTGCAGCTCAGCGGGGTCGTCCGTCTGGCGCTGGTCCTTGGTGGACTCCCAGCGCAGGCCCCAGAGGTCGGCCTCGTCCTGCGCCGCCGTGCTGGTGACGTTCAGGATGGTGCGCTCGTCGCCCTGGCCCTGGCCCATCACGAGGACCTCGGTGGCCGAGGGCGCCGTGAAGCCCAGCTGGTTCGACTCGACGCCGCCGTTGCGGATGTCGAGGCGGATGAGCTTGGTCTTGTCGGCCGGCTCGAAGACGTCGAACTGTACCTGGTCGCCGACCTGTGAGAAGCGCCAGCCCAGCCCGCCGGCGGTGCCGAGCGAGGTGAGCAGGTCGCCCAGCGTGTCGAAGCGGCTGGAGCACTTGACCGAGGACCCACGGTTCAGGTTGGATGCGATCGTCAGCCAGGGGTAACGACGCGCGACGAGGGCAGTCGAGCCCGCGTTGGCCTGTACGGCCAGCTTCATGACTGCCTCAGCGAGGCCGGCCTGCGTCCAGTGCGACGTGGTCTGGGCGTTGGCCGGGTTGGCCGGGTCGCCGTAGACCAGTGTCGCAGCGGCGATCACGTTGTCGTGGACGCCACTGATGACCCAGGTGCCTGCAGGGTCCGCCGCGTTCTGCGAGAGCTGGGCGGACCGCATGCGGCCGGAGTAGACCCGATAGTTGTGCGAGGCGCCCGTCATCCAGTGCTCGGTGATGACGATGCCGGCGCCCTTGGTCTTGAGGTTCGCCAGCTGGGGGTGCTCGGCCGGGAGCTTCATCTCCCAGGCGCCGACGCCGTTGAACGTGTCAACGAACTTGAGGTCGGTGTACTCGGGAGCGATCTGTCCCAGCCGCTCGAAGTCGCGGTCGCGGACCTCGACTGTGAAGTCGGCTGCAGGCATTAGTACATGACCTCCCGGCGCTCAGGGTAGACGGCCTGGATCGACGTGGCCGACGTGGCGTCAGCCAGCTCGACGGTGACGAGCGAAGTCCCAGGCGGGAACTCGGGGAACCAGGGGGCGGGGCCGAGCTCGGGGTAGAGGTTGGTTCCGGCCTGGTCCTCGATGATCCAGCCGCCGTCCACGAAGGCGATCGTGACGGTGGTGGAGGCGGTGAGGGTGTAGGCCGGCAGGGTAAGCCCGCGACCGTTGAGCATGAGCTCGAGGCCGGTGCCCGGACCCTTGATGGTCCAGCGCGGGCGGCTGAAGACGTCGCCGATGTTGTTCACCGTGACCGAGCCCTGCGCGACCGAGCTCGAGACGTGCAGCTCGGCCAGCTCGGGCAGGAACGGGTCGCCGAGTGCCGGCGCCACCGTGAAGGACTGCGACTGGACGGAGACCCAGTAGGGGTCGCCGACCGACTTCAGCACGATCGGCATGCGGGCGCGCTTCTCGGGGGCTGACTCGTATACGCCTGAAGCGCCCGAGTCGTAGACCACCTTGATCCAGTAGGACCGGCCGTCGGCGAAGTCCATGAAGACCTGGAAGGGGTCGTGGATGGTGTTGGCCAGCCGGCGCAGCTGGGTCTCCACCTGGCCACGGTTCATGCCGAAGGCTGAGATGGGGATTACCAGCTCGCGCTGGGTGCGGCGAGTCCCGCGGAGCTGGGCGCCGTCGCCAGCGCCTTCGAACCAGGCGTTGACGACAGGCACCATGCCCCACCCCGCTCCGCCGGGCTCACGCATGAGCTGGTCGGCGGAGTCGAGGAGGGTCACGGTCAGACCGTTGGCCCCGACGAGGCGGATGGTGCTGTCGATCACAGGAAGGCCTCCGAGCGGTTGGCGAAGGTCTCGAGCTCCTGCGACGGAGTCGAGCCCAGCGGGGCGTAGTTGTTGAACGTGAAGTGCTGGCGGCCGTCACCGGGAAGGTCGTCGTAGTTCGGGTTCACCTGCGCGCCGCGAGGCAGCTTGAGGAGCTCCGGCCCGTTCTCGCCGACGATCACGTGACCCGAGGAGGTCACCGTGCCGCCCTTGGCGAGCATGGGGATGCGGGGAATCTTCAGGCTGAGGCCGAAGGCTGCACCGGCCGTGCCGATGATGCCGTTGACGCCGTCGATCGCTCCGTTGATGATCCGGATCAGCGAGTTGACTGCCGAGCGGATTCCCGAGACGATGCCGTCCCAGACGCCGCCGATGAAGTCGGCGATCCCGCCGAATACCCTGTTGATGACATCACCGATGCCGCCCCAGATGCCGTTCCACCAGCCGACGAAGCCGTTGACGACTCCCATGATCCAGCCGATGAAGCCGTTCCAGACGTTCGTGATGAAGCTCACGAATCCGGACCACACCTGGTTGATCCAGTTGCCGAAGCCTGACCACAGCGAGTTCCACCAGTTGACGAATCCGTCCACCACTGACTTCACCCAGGACAGGAAGCCTTCCCAGACTGTCTTGATCCAGCCCACGAAGCCTTCCCACACCTGCTTGATCCAGGATGCGAAGCCTTCCCACACGCCGTTCCACCAGCTGACGAAGCCGTCGATGACTTCCTTCAGCCAGGTCATCAGGCCGTTCCAGACCTCCTCGATCCACTTGCTGACCATGTCCCACTCGAGGACCAGCCAGACGATCGCGGCAATGAGGAGGCCGACGGCTACGACGATCGCCATGATGAGGAGCACGATGGGGTTCATGCTCATCGCCCACATGGCGACGTTGGCCGCGATGATCGCGACCGTCAGGACTCCGATGGCGACCGCGAGCGCGATGACCACCGAGGGGTTGTCCTGGAAGAACTGGACGATCGGCTGGGCGATGGAGAGGATGCCCTGCATCGCGGGCAGGAAGGCCATGCCTACGGTCGCGGAGAGGTCGGTCAGCGAGGCCTCGAGGATGCGCTGCTGGTTGGCCAGGCCGTCTGAGGTGCGGGCGAAGTCGCCCTGAGCGGCTCCGGCCTGCTCGGTGATGAGGGCGTTGGCGGCCAGAATCTTCTGCTGCTGCGAGAGGGTCCCGTTGCCGTCGTAGATGCCCATCTCCATGGCCTTCGCCTTCAGTGAGGCGTCGTCCATGAGGATACCGAACTTGCGGAGCGGCTCGGCCTCACCGCGGAGGCCGGCACCGATGGCCTCGATCGCCTCCTCCGGGGAGACGTTGTGGAACGAGGCGAAGTCCGAGGCGAGCTCTGTGAGGCCCTGGGAGAACTTCGCGTTCTCCTCGTTGGTGAGGCCGGCTGCCTGGCCGAACACACCGAAGCCCTTGGCCGCGTTGAGGGCCGACAGCTGCGACTGGCCGAAGCTTGTGGCAGCCGTCTCGGCCCACTTGTTGATGCCTGAGGTGGCATCCCCGAACACGGCCTGGACGGCGGTGCCGGCTTCGTTGAGGTCGGACGCGTTACCGATCGCATCCGAGAAGAGCTTGGTGACACCGCCCACGATCGCGCCAGAGGCGAGCGTGATGGCGGCCTTCATGCCGGTCGAGAACTTGTTGCCGGCCTTCTTGCCGGCCTCCTCGGCGGCGTCATCGACACCCGCGTCACCGAGGCCCTTGGCGATTTCGCCCTGCGCGCCGTCGAGCGAGGGGACGATACGCACCCAGGCGGTGGCGAGCTCGACTCCGGTGGCCATAGAAACTCCCGACTTGTGGGGTGGTGGATGGGCGCACGGCGCGCTACAATAGAGATATGAACAGCAACGAGAACATCGTCCCCGCCTGGCTCGTCGTCGGCGCCGTCATCGAGCACAACGAAGAGACCGGCTGGCCGACCTTCCGGGTCACGGGCGTGGTGCCGGCTCCGACCGCGAAGGTGTGCGGCCGACCGATTGGCGCCTACGTGACTGGCGAGTGGGCTGACCGCCCCGGCCAGTTCGCGTCCCTTCACCTTCCGTCCGTCATCAAGGAGTGGCACCTCGCCTGAGACGAGGGAAGCCCCCGACCGTGTTAGTTCGCGGTCGGGGGCTTCTTCGTACGCCGGCGACGGCGCTTGGGCTTGTGGCTGTCCCACCAGTCGGCGAACTGACTGGCCGGGACTGCCCCCTTGCCGAGGGTGGTATTCTTGGGCTTCTCCCACGGACGCGGGATACGCTTCGGCTTCTGAGCCGAGCGGCGACCAGCCCGCTGCCAGTTGGCGAAGGCGAGATGGTCGGCCACTAGCGCCATCAGCTGCGCCTCGATTGACCACATCGGGCCCTGCACCTCGCGGCTGAACGCCGACGAGGAGTCCTGCTGGAGGTGCGTGATGAAGACCAGGAGGTCGTACCAGGAGAAGGCCTCGGAGCCGAGGTCATCCAGCGAGTAGCCGGCGCGCAGCAGGTCGTACTGCAGCGCGGAGTGCCGGCGAGGATCGAGGAGGACGTCTACTCGGAGGCCGAGGATTCCCCCACCGTCAGCCCGCTGTCGGCCTGCCAGGCCTCCATGAGCGCCTGCAGCTGCTCGTGGTCGAGGGTGCGGATCGCCTTGGAGGCGTCCTCCTCGCCGTCGAACAGGTCGAGGATGTCGGTCAGCGTGACTTCGGTCGCCTGGCCCGACAGCTTCTCGACCTGGCCCATGGTCATGTACTTGGCCTTGGGCAGGGAGAAGGCGGTGCCGTCAGGGAGCTCGGCGTGGAAGCGGTTCTGCGCGATGCTGCGCTTGGATTCGGGGACCTGGAAGGTCATGGCGGGAGCCTTTCGTTAGAGGGTCTTCAGTGTCGCGATGACACTGAAGGAATGGGAGCCGTTTCTTACGGATGACCAGGGCGGGCCGGCTCCCGTGGCCCGCCCTGGTTGGTGTGTCAGCCGGCGCTGGAGAAGACTCCGTCGTCGGTGTAGATGTAGATGTTCTGACCGTCCTCGTCCGGGTAGGTCGCGAGCTCCACGGGCAGCGTGATGGCGCCCGTGGCGGTCAGCGGAATCTCGCCGCGCGAGGTGATCTGGCCCTTGGGCACGACCACCATGACGCGCCGGTCGCCGTCCTTGATCTTGAAGACCCAGCGCTTGACCGGCAGCTCGTTCTTGCCGAGCGAGGCGCGCATCTGCGTGCCCTGCGTGGCCGTCGCGGCCGAGACCTCGACCTGGTCCTCACCGAAGTAGTTGCGGGCCGCACCGGCCGACAGCTCGAGGTGGGTCCAGGCGATGGTGCCGGTGAACTCGGTGAGGATGCGGCGGATTTCCGCGCCCGACCAGTCCTTGATCGACTCGGTCGTGTCCTCGGGCGTGATGGTCACGCCGTCCTCGTTCACGTAGCCCGAGTCGGTCAGACCGGAGAGGTCGACGTCATCGATGAACTCGGCGGCGGGCAGGGTGCTGACCGGGCCGGACTGGATCGCGCCGGTCACCGACTGATCGGGGGCGCCGACGAACACGTTGTTGGCGTTGACTGCCATGGTGCTCCTTCTAGAGGTTGACGACTGCCCGGCGGAGTGCCGGCGCGATCGTGGTGATGTACCGCTTGTGCGTCGGCACGGACGGCAGGGGGTAGTTCTGGGGAAGGCTGACAACCTGCAGCCCGTAACAGGGTACGCCACCCATGCGGCCACTTCGAGCGGCGGCCTGCAGCAGGCCCACGACGAGGTTGGCTGTCTGGGACGCGGTGGACTCCAGAGTGGCGAAGGTCTCGATGGTCATCGTCGGCGTGTCGGTCACGAGGTCGCGCTGAGTGCCGCCGACTGAGAGGACACGGAAGAAGAGCTGGGGCTTGGTCTCAGGGATGATCGTGGCCGCGTCGGCGTAACCGCGCGCTTCCAGCTCATCGATGACTGCCTGCTCAGCGTCGTTTGGGACGATGATCTGCACGGTCACCTCCCGGCATCCAGGGCCCGCATCAGGGCGTTGTTCTCAGCCGAGGCTAGGCGTGCGGCCTTGTTCCCGGTGCGGACGGTGGCGTTGGGGCGGTCAGTCGTGAAGCTGCTGACCAGCCACTCTTCGCCATCGGTCTTGGGGGCAGCGTTGGCGATCGCATTTGCGCGGCGCAGCATGTCGGACGCGACCTTCGGGTCGTTGAGGACTGCGAGCGCGCCGCCGCTGTTCATGCGAATCTTCTGGACGGCCTTGGACTTGGCCATCAGCCCCTCCAGAGGGAGAGCCGGATGACGTCGTGGTCCAGGACGCCGGTGCGCCACAGCTCGGGCTCGCCGTTGACGAAGTACTCGTCGCCGTCCATGGTGATCCGGTCGTCGTGCTGGACGTCAGCGCCCGGCGGCGACCAGATGGTCTTGACGACCTCGGCGCCGTTCCGGTTGATCGGGTCCGTGGCACCGGTGCCCGGCTGAATCGACCCGTAGAAGGTCGCGACAGTCGGGACACCGTTCGGGTCCGGGACCAGTGCTCCGTGATCCTCGATCATCGGCAGGCGCTTCCGCTGGAAGGCCTGGCTGGTCATCATGCTGGGAAGCATCAGACCTCCTTGGGGAGGAGGTACGCAGCCAGCGTCGCGTAGTCGCGGTCGAGCAGACTCAGACCGCCGGCGACGCCAGGTGCGGTGGTTGCCCAGCTGATGGCGACCTGTCCTGCCTGCTCACGCGTGGCGCCGGTGGGCGAAGACAGCGCCATCGCGGATGCCTGAAGCACGACGGTCTTCAGGTCCTGGGGTACAGTCGCGAACCCCGAGTTGAAGGCGACGACGATGCCGCCCCAGATTTCGGGGAAGTCGCAGTGGTCCTTGCGCCGGACGTTGCCCGTGCGCTTCGACCACTCGTAGTCGGTGCCGGCCAGGAGAGTGCCGTCCACCGTGATGCTCGCGATCGAGTTGACCTTGAGCGAGGGGAGGTAGAGGACCGACCCACCGCCGTCGAGGGTCACAGTCAGGTCCTCAGCCGGCGCGATGTTCCATCCACAGTAGTTGCGGATGGCCTGAGTCGCGCCGTCGAGGACGAGCTGTGACCGCTCGTCGGTCGGCGAGATGAGACCCTTGGTCCAGCTCGACAGCTCAGCGGGAGAGGCGAAGCTGGTCATGGGTCAGGCCCCCTTACTCGGCGGAGTCGCCGGCTTCAGCACCCTCGGGTGCGTCCTCGGACTCGTCGTCGGACTCGTTGTCCTCGGCCTCGTCCTTGTTCTCGGGTGCCGGAGCTGCCTTGTTCGCAGCGCGGCGACGGCCCTTGCGGCCGCGGGCGTCGTGAGCGGCCATGACCAGCTCATCGAACGATCCGGGGGAGACGGAGGGGGCGATGTCGCCGACGAGCTCGGCGCCCTTGGGGGCGTCGTCCTCATCGAAGAGATGCGTGGTTCCGTCGGGGAAGCGGTATTCCTTGAGTGCCATGCAGGTGTCCTTCCGGGAGCGAAGTGGCACAGGGCGCCCAAACATACGCTAGGGGTATATTTGGGCGCCCTGGGTGGCTTACGCCGTGAGGGTCACCTTGACGAAGGCGGCCGGGCGGTACACCGCGAGGAGCACGCGCTCCTCCGCACGCAGCGCGATGCGGTTGTACTTGAAGTCGTCCTCGTTCGAGTTGGTCGAGTCGACCTGGATGCCGCCCTTGCGGAACAGCTGGGCCTCCGAGCCGAAGGCACCGACGAGCACGGTGCCCGCCGCGATGGCCGGGGTGACCACCGTGTTGACGCCCCACAGGCCAGGGTTGCCACCCGAGAACGGGCCGCCACCGCGGTACTGACCGTTGAGGTCCTTCGAGAGGCGGAGCACCTCGTAGTCGGCCGGGTTGATGACGATGCCGTCAGCCGACGCCTGCGCCGAGCCGGTCGCGACCAGCGTGATGGCGTGGAAGATGGCGTCGAAGCCCTTGTCCGCCGTGTACGTAGCCGTGGTGGCGTACGTCTGGATGCCCGAGCGGTTCAGGAGGCCGCGCAGGTTCGGGGCGGTGCCGTTGCCGTTGAGGAGCTGGTCCTCCTCGACAACCTGCAGGCGGCCGACGAGCTGCGAGTTGATGACCGAGACCAGGTAGTCGGTGTCGGCGATCGCCTCGTCGCTGATCTTGGTGATGACCGCGATCTTGGACAGGGCCTCGGTGACCGGCGAGAAGTTGAAGTGGATCTGAGGCTTCAGACCCTCTTCGGCGACTGCCGTCGGAGCGCCCTCGACCGCGCCCTGCACCCAGTAGGTGAGGCTGGTGTTGGACATCGCGCCCTTGCCGAGCAGGTCGGCGATGGTCAGGCGGCGGAGGGCCGTCTCAACCACGCCACCGTACTGGACCTTGCCGTTGGCGCCGGCGAGGTTGGTGTCGGTCGCGGCCTTGAACTCGGGCGCCGAGACGGTGCGCTGGCCCTGGCCCTTGAGGAACTCGGCCTGCGCGCCGGACTTGACGAAGTGCTCACCGAGCGTCTTCGCGACGGGCTTGCCGTCGCCCGCGTCCTTCACGTCCTCGATGACCTCGAGGCCGGCGATCGATGCCATGAGCGCCGCCGACTTCTCGCCGCGCTCGATCAGGCCCTTGAGCTCGACCGCGCGGGCCTGGCCCGCCTCGATGTCGGAGATTTCCGCGTCCGTCAGGTCGCGGTTGCTGGCCTTCGCGCCGGCGACGATCGCCGAGAGCTTGACCTGGAGCTGCTTGAGCTCGTCCTTGGGGTTCATGCTGAACCTTTCTGTGTCAGGTGTCCGGCTCAGAGAGCCTGGACGGTCATGGCGATGGCGACGGCCTGGGCGGACCGGGCAGCGTGAGCGGCGGACTTGGCCTCCTGGCCCTCGTCCACGGCGCCCGGCCGGCTGGCCTTGGTGACGTCTTCATCAGGGGTTGCGGCCTTGATGACCGCATCGATCGCGTCGCGAGCTGAGACCAGCGACTCGAGGTTCTTGGCGGAGATGGTCCGGCCGGCCTTGAGCGACTGCTCGAGGGCCTTGACGGCCAGCACCTCCGTGTCGGAGTTGGCGCCGAACGGGACGACCGACACCTCGTGGAGCTTCATCTTGCGAAGCTCCCGGGCGGTCTTCTCGTCGCCGAGGTCCACGATGCCGTCCTCGAGGACGTCAAACGCGAAGCTCATCTGGTTGATGCGCCGGCCCTTCAGCATCCGGTAGACCTGCTTGGCCTTCGGATTCTCGAGGTCGAGCACGGCGTGCACGAGCAGGCCGTGGTCGTCCTCCACCATCGACTTGGCGTAGCCGATGTTGCTGAACGGGTCCACCAGGTCGTGGCCGAAGAGGATCGGCAGCACGGAGTCGGACTTGTCCCACTCTTCGATGGAGTCGGCGAAGGCGCCCTTGGCGACCACGTCGCCGTATGAGTCGGGCTCACGGGTCCAGGTGCTGGCGTAGGCGAGGAACTCACCCTCAGCGAGCTCCACGCCCGCGTCGCCGGCAGTCTTGATCCCGGTGAGCGTGACGGACTTGAGGTCCATGCACTCTCCTAGTCGTTGTAGTTGATGTCGACGCCGCACTCGCAGTTGGATACGCCTGCAGCACCGAGCACCGGATCACCGGGCCAGTCGGCACCGTTCGAGAACTTCTCGTTGATGGGTACCGTCTCTCCGTTCATGCCGGAGTGACGGCTGTTCGCCTTGCCTGAGCTGATCCAGGTCTTCGTGGGACCCTTATCACCGGCGAGCTGCTTGGCCATCTCCACCGTTGCCCACGCCATCAGCATGGTGGTGAGGGTGACCGTCGACTCGGCGGCGCGGGACTCCTTGGCGACCCCGAAGGTGTGCTTGACACTCTCCTCGCGCGGCGTCTCCTGGTCTCGGAAGGCCTCTTCGAGCTGCTCGCGCGTGGTGGCGTTGATGAGGTCAGCCCGGGAGTCGCTCACGGCGTCCAGGAAGTTCTTGGTCTCGGCGACTGAGTAGTCGTCGGCCGGCAGGCCCTTAGCACCAGCTGCCCGGCGGGCAGTCCCAGCGGTGATCGTCAGCATGTGCGGGAGCAGGATCGTGCTGAGCTCCTGGTTCCACTTCTTCTCGTCCCACCACTCGGGGTCCTTTCCGGTGACTTCGCGAAGCAGAGCGCGCTCCTGGCGGGCGAAGAAGGCCTTCAGGTCGGCCTGCAGAGCCAGCGAGTCGTCCAGGTCCTCGTAGGGCGTGGCGTCCAGGGCCTTGCGGCTGCTTGCACGGTCTCCGTGTGCCTTGCCGTGGGCCTTCGGAGCGGTCTCGTCAGCCGGCGCGGATTCTGAGGCTTCAGAATCGGCCGGAGCGATCGGCTCACCAGCTGCCGGGCCGTTGTTGCCGGCCGCGCCCATGTTGAGCGGCGCGAGCAGACGGTCGCCACCCTCGATCGGGCCGAGGTTCACGCGCTTGCGGGCCTCGTCCGCGGTCATGTAGGGACCGCCGACAGCCTTCTGCAGCATGTCGGCCTGCTCTTCGAAGTCACCCTGGAGCTTCTCGAGGATGTTGAACTCGAAGTAGTTGTCCGGGGACTCGCCGATGAGCGGGAAGAGGAACTGGTTGATCGTGTCCTCGACCTGCGCCACGAGCGGGCCGAGCGTCTCGGTGTAGAGCATCTTGCGGAACTCCTTCACCGAAGCGAAGGATGCTGCCGAGCCCTGCACGCCGACCATCGAGGGCGGGACGTGGTAGGACGCGGCAACGGTGGCCAGCGACAGGGTCGCGGCCTCGATCCACTGCTCTTCCTTCGCGGTGAAGCCGACGCGCTTGAGCTCCATGCCGTCCTCAAGGAGGGGCGTGGAGCCGGCGTTGGCACCGGAGCCCGACCACGAGTTCTTCCAGTTCTGGATGAACTTGGCCTTGGCCTCAGGCGACCACTCAGGGGCGTCCTTCGGGCGGGTCATGAACATGCCGACCCGGCCACCGCGCTGCCACATCTGCCGGCGGAACTCCATGGCACTGACCTGCTCGCCCAGCGTCCCCTTCAGGGACTTGACGGCGGAGCTGCCGGCCTTGAAGCCGTCCGGGTTGTAGCCGCGGAAGACCACGGCGTCGGCTGCGTCGATGAAGTACCAGCTGGACGCGCCCGTGGGCTGAATCTTGTACTTGACGACCTGCTTGAAGCTGTTCGACTTGGTGCCGATGATCCAGCTGCCCGGGATGGGGTCGATCTGCCACTCGCCGTCCTTGTTCAGGGACGGCACCCACAGGGCGAAGTCGTACAGTGCGAGCTCGCTGAAGAGGTGGTTGAACAGGTCGAAGCCGGTCTGGTAGTCGTTCGGCTTGCCGAGCACCTTGGCGGCGGCGCTGTCTCGCACCCGCTCGCGGTTGTCGTCGGCGTCGCGGGTGTAGACGTGGCGGCCGAGCTGCGCGCCGTTGCGGGCGACGAAGCTGATGACGGTGCGGAGGTGGGGCTGGGTCTCGTACAGGTCGCCGGCGTCCAGGCCATCCACGATGTTCCGGGCGATGACCGGGTCGAAGATGTTGACGTCCGACGCGAGCGAGCCGCCGACACCGCCTGAGCCGTGCACGCCGGTGCCGAAGACGGCCTGCGTGGCCGCCTTGACAGCGTCGATGTAGCCCATGGGGCCTCCTTAGAGCATGAGGTCGAAGGTCTCAGGAACGTCCTCGTAGGCGGACTTCTTGACGACCAGCTCGCGGTTCACGAGGGCCCATACGGCCGCGGTCGCGGCGACCAGGGGAGAGATGTCAGCAGGTGACTTGGACCGGTCCCACATCCATCCGTCTCCGGAGGCCTTGGGGATGGCAGTGTTGGCGGCGATGTCTAGAGCCGGCTGCGGGCGGTGGAACGCTCGCGGGTCATGCTTCTCATCGTCGTCCAGATGCGTGATGAGGTCATAGAACTGACCTGATGCGCGCCCGAGGTCGCTGCCCGACCAGCCGGTAACCGGCAGCTTCGACTTCTCGAAGTCGTCCGTGAGGGACGAGATGGGCGCGCCAGCGACCTGCCACGTGACGATGTCGGCCTTGCGCTTGCGGTCCGGGGACTCGAGCCAGGGGATGACCCACTCGGTGCCGGCGCGCGAAGCGACGAGCTCGAAGTGGATGGTGCCGTCGTCCCGGTAGCCGGCGATCACGATGCGAGTCATCGTGCGGTCCCAGCTGGTGTCGACGCCGTACGCGATGCGCGTCTTGGCGGCCAGCTTGGAGTCTTCGTCGGTGCTGCCGGTCCAGGTCCCCGAGGGGAACGGGCCTTCGATCGCACCGTCGAACCACTGGCAGAGTACCTCGGTGCGGAACTCCCACTCAGGGTCGGTGTTCATCGCGGCCAGGATCGCCTTCTCGGTGATCGTGTAGCCGAGGCTCGGGTTGGCCTCCTGCCAGCCGGCACGATCGCGGACCGAGCGGCCGGGTGCGGCTGACCACTCGAAGAGGCCGATGCTGTCGTCTTCCGGCAGCTCGTCGTCTTCGAGGTCGATGACCTCTTCCTCGATCGGCTCGCCCGTGAGGGGGTCGATCCACAGGCCGTCCGGGTCACCCAGCGTCCTGTGCGCCTGGCGGCGCAGGTGGCGGAGGACGATCGAGCTGACGTCGCCGGCGTTGGAGAGCGCGAAGACGATCGAGTTGTCGCGGGCCATGGTGGTCTTCGAGATGGCCGACCAGGCCTTCCAGGTCTGGTGCTCGCGGAGCTCGTCCAGCATGACCAGGTCGCCGGAGAGACCACGACCACCACGACGAGTGGCGGCCTGCACCTTCCAGCGGGCGCCGTTGTCCAGCTCGAGGGCCTTGGAGCCACGCTGCTGGACCACGCGGGTCTTCTGGGCGAGGAGTTCCTCGTCGCCCTCGACCATGTCGACGCCACCCTGCCAGACCTCTTCGGCGATGTCGAGGTTCTGGGCCGTGCTCAGGATGAGCGGCACCTCGACCACGTACATGAAGAAGAGGGCGAGGAGCTGCGCGAAGGTCGACTTGCCGTTCTGGCGGGCGACCAGCAGGATGACCGTGCGGAAGCGGAACTTGCCGTTGGGCAGGAGCTCCAGCATGTGCTTGCCGAGCCAGTCCTGCCAGGGGAGGAGCGGGGTCTCGCGCTCTGCGCAGAACTCTGCGAAGGCGAAGCCGAGCGTGGTCTCTGGGGTCAGCTCGCGCAGCGGCGGCGTGTAGACACGCGGCACCTCATTGCCGAGTAGAGCCTGAGCCATGGCTATTCCCCGCTCTGGGCCTTCTTCGCCTGGTCCTTGATGAGCTGCAGGCGGCTGGCCTTCTTGGTGTCGGCGGACGCGAGGCCCATAGCCTTGCGGGCGGCCGGCGTGGCCAGAAGTTCGCGGAGGATCGCGACAAGATGCGGCGCGAGGTAGAGCGCCTTCGTCTTCTCGGTCGCGGAAGCCTCGGGGTCGGCGACGATGTCATCGATGGCCTTGGCGATCGTGCGGCCGGTCTCGATGATGGCGTCGTCCACGGCCTCGACCTGCTTGTTGCCCTCGACGGCGCTGTTGAAGGCTTCGAGCAGGGTGGCCATGGGGGACTCCTAGAGGTGGACCACCGCGAGCTGACACGTGGTGAGCTGCTCGCGGTGGCAAGTGGTGAAGGCGGCCGGTGTCGATCCGGCTGGCTACGGGGTTACGGCCCGCGCCGCAGAGCCGCTGCTCGCCGACATGAAGACACGTGCCCCGGCGTCCGCCGTCGCGGACCATAGCACTCGGCCGGGGTCGAGAGAGTCCACTCACTCCAGGTGCAACCACTGAGGGGCGCGTACGCTGGCGGCGGACAAGTCTGGGATGCGCTGGGGCCCTCTGGGCACTCCTTATACCGCGCGCGTCGCACGTGATGGGGTGGGCAGCTCGCACACACACAAACCAT